CAGTAAGTGGATCTGTTGTAGAACAATTCACTGATCTAAGTATGGTTAACAATGATCCTCGCTATGTAGAGTCTGTAATTAATTCGGGCTCAGCATACATCCGTGTAAACGATCTTGATTCTGCATCTGTTGCTCCAGACGACATGCCTGCAGCTGATGGCCTAAAAGCCCTAAGCGGTGGAGTAAATGGCTCAACCCCAGGTCGTTCTGCATACTCAGACGGACTTACCGCCTTTGATGCTATTCAAAATCCGCTTGTATTTAATATTCCAGATGCAGCGTATATCTATGGCCCTACAGATACCAACACCGAAAGAACTCTCTCTATTAACATTCAGGGAGATCTCGTAAACTATTGCGAGAATCGTGGAGATGCTTTTGCAATTGTTGATATCCCACGTGGTCAAACCCGTGCAAATGCAACAACATATGTTGGTGAAGTTATCACAGCTGCTCCTGATTCAGATGGCGGCATTGCAGCTGCTTACTGGCCATGGACCTTGATTCCAGACAGCCTTCGTGCTTCTGGTGGCGCAACTCGTCTACAGGCTCCAGGCGCAGGTATGGTTGGTCAGTTCCTTGCTACTGATGCTTCTCGTGGCGTATTCAAGACTCCAGCAGGCTTGACTAACTCCCTTGCAAACGTAGTAGCTACTGAAAAGCTATTAACTAACGCAGAGCTAGATGCTCTAAACAGCAGCGCTAAGCCTATTAACGCAATCCGCCAGGTACCTGGAGCAGGCATTGTTGTTATGGGTGGACGCACTCTTCGCAACACTTCAACAGAACGCTACATTAACGTAAAGCGTTCTTTGATTTACATCAAGAAAGAACTAGAAAACCGAAGCGCATTTGCTTTGTTTGAGAACAATGATCCAACTCTTTGGAAAGCTCTCAATACTGCTCTTAGTTCTTTCCTACTTAATTTCTGGCAAGCTGGTGGACTACGCGGATCTACAGCAGCACAGGCATTCTTTGTGCGTGTAGATTCAACAACCACCTCCTTTACAGATATCCAGAATGGTTTGGTAAATATTGAAGTTGGTGTGGCACTACAGTACCCAGCTGAATTCATTGTTATCAAGCTAAGTCAATTAACCGGAAACGCTACGGCGTAAGGAGATAACCCATGGCAAATACCGCTAATACACTAAGTACCATTTCAACGGATCAATTTCGTAATTTTCGGTTCTTAGTAACGTTTACACCAAAAGCAGAAAACGCTGGTTTTGGTACCAACTTTGGAAAGATGGGGTTTGTTTCTGTCTCCGGTTTGACAGTCTCTACTGAGAGCATTGCTTACCGTGAAGGTGGATACAATACTAACTTCCATCAACTTCCAGGTCAAAGCTCATTCACTCCAATCACCCTATCTAAGGGAATTTCCTTTGGACAGAAAGAACATGCCCTATGGATGAAGCGACTATTCGCTATCTCCACCGGTACTGCTCAAAGTGGTGTTGGAGCTGAGTTCCGCTGCGATGTAGATATTCAGGTCCTTACCCATCCTAATCCAAAGGGATTAACAGGCTCTGATGACGCTAGCGCTGGAACAGCTTATGACTCTACCTTGCATAGCTCTATGCGATTCAAGGTATACAATGCGTGGATTACAAACATCGGCTACAGCAACCTTGATGCAGGTGGCAATACCCTCATGGTAGAAGAAATGACTCTTGTACATGAAGGCTTTGACGTTTCATTTGCTACAGGAATGAAGACAGCTGAAAGCGCAGCAGAGTTAGCACTCTAAACTAGATAAGGAAAACTAAATGACTACTGATACGACAACCATAAGCGCGGTTGAAAATCCCGCTTTGGTAAATCAATTAACGGATAAAGCACTTAAATCTGTGACCCAGGAGGCGGTTCGTGAGGAAGCCCCAATCAAACCGCCTTCTGATCCACAGGTTACTTTATTGGCTGGAGTTCAAGTTCCTTTTGGGGAAACTATTACTACCGCAGAAGTTAGAGAACTTACTGGTGCTGATGAAGAGGCAATTGCAAGAATATCGGATATATCTAAAGGTCTTATGACTATCTTGGATAGAGCAGTAGTTAAGCTCAATGACAAGCCTGTAGAAAAAGACTTGTTAGATACTATGTTAGCTGGAGACAGAGAGTTGCTATTGCTACAGATTAGAAAGATGACCTTTGGTTCAGAAGTGGTAATAGAAGGCCAAGTCTGTTCCAAATGTGAAGATAGCAAAACTATTACCATAGATTTAGATAAAGATGTAGAACTAAAG